TGTTTTATTATAAATATTGGAGTTTATTGTGTTTTGAAAAGACCTAATTTAAGTGCTGTACCTACTTTTTGTCCGTCTAATAATACTGATCCTTCGGTTTGGATTACTTTAATGACTTGTAAGTTAGTATCAATAAGACGTTGGAGGAGAGCATTAGTTTGGGTTAAATCTCCTTTTCCACCTCCATCAGATTTAATTTTAATTTCTCCTTTTCCAGCCATTTTAGTAGCTTTACCTGGTTCTGATTTAACATCATTTCCAAATAAATTTGTTCCTGCTATTACAGTATCTTTATCATTTAATTGAATAGCGCCTTCTGGTCCGAATAGGGTGCGTTTGCCGTAGCCTGAGGAGCTTCCACCTGGGGACATAATGTCGTTACCTTGAGTGGTAGCTTTTGAAGATTGAGAATATAAGTAAGCTATTCCCCCTCCAATGGCCGCTACAGCTAAAGCAGCACCAATAATTGGTATCATTCCAACTGAACTCCAACCTCCTTTAACTACACTAGCTACAGCCTCAGCCATAGATAAAGATTTTTTCGTTTTACCCAGAGCTATAGATATTTGTTGAGCTGCATTAAATCCTAGTTGAGCCACTTTCATTGCAACATATAAACCAACTAAAACTTTCACAATCCCCATATGTTCTGATAGAAATCCTCCAATTGATGTAAATGCAGGTAGTATCCCGTTTACAAGGGTTTCCTTTAAAGCAAGCATTTGGTCAGTGAATTGGTCTTGGATGGATTGTTGCTTTTCCATGGTTTCAAGAGAGCCGTCTTCTAATTCTCTTTGAGCTTGAGCTAATCCTACTTCTTCAATTCTAGCATCTAACATCCTCTGTTTATTCTCTGCTTCCTCTCCAGATAAACCTTTAAGAGCTTCTTGGGTAAATAAAGTTTGAGCTAAATCCTCTCTATTCATTCCAACGGCTTTAGCTAATGCTTCTTGCTGAATTCTATTCATTTTTGTGAATTCAGCGGCAGATCCTATTTCCTCACTTATTTCTCTTGCTAATCCTGCTATGTCATTGTTTAAAGCTGCCGTTCTAGCTTTCTCTAAATTAATATTCTTCCCTAGAAGTAGTTCAGCGCTTAATTCATTTTCAATAGATGATTCAAAATCTAACAAACTATTAGCCATACCTTCAATGTTGCTCATCTCCATACCTAAGGATTTGGCTGTTGCTACGGCTTTAGCTATCTCTTTAGGATTTTTTCCTAAGGAAAGGGTTGTTGCTTTAGATACTTTGTCTATATCAGCAAGTAATTTTTTCTCATTAAGTAATACTCCATTATTCAAACCTGTGATTTTGGCTTGAGCCATGAATTGTTTTGTGTTTTCTTTAATTGATTTACCTCCAGCTAAAGATAGATTTGTTATCCCCATCAATTCTTCATTAGTCATACCCGCTTCTTCTCTCATTCGGGTAAATTGAAGAGCATTTTCATTGCTTAGTTGGGCATTAGAACCTAATTGATTACCTACAGCGGATAAGGTTTCCATCATTCTAGCTGAGTTGACAGCTGCTATACCACTACTAAGGGCTATGTCAGACATTTCACCCCTCACTCCTAGGGATTCAGTATATGTCATATTCATAGATTTAGCAAAATCTCCAGCTCCTGAATCTAGATCCTTAAATATACTAAGGATCATAGTGAAGGCACCTAAAACCAAATTAGCTGAGTTGGATAAGCCGTCTTTAGCTTGTTTTGCCATATTTTTAAAACCTACCCCTAAGGCTCCTACTGATGAACCCCCTTCACGAAGATGTTCATCCATTTTGCTAACTGCTTCATTAGCATCAAAAACATCACCTAAAATAGGAATTTTTGATATACCTTTTAATAAACCACCAGTAACCCCTAACTTTTTGTTAATGTCTTTTTCATATTTTATTCTTTCTTCGGTTTTCTCAAGAGCATCATCTACTACTTCTAATCTTTCTTTTTCCAAGGCTAGAATTTCTTGTATTGTTTGGGTTTCACTTTTAGATATACCTAATTTTTTTAACTTAGCCTTAAGGGCAGCGTCCGTGAGTTTATTTCCATTTTTATCTATAAGTTCTCCTTTGTATTTTTCTTTAACTAAGTTTGCTTGTTGTTTTGCTTCTTTAGATAAGGTTTTTAACTTATTTTCTTTATTTTGTAACTCTTTTAAAGATAATTGTACTAATCCTGCTTGATCGTTTGCTAAATCCTGAGTGACGCTTTTTATGCCCCTCATAGCTTTAACAGTTCTATTAGTAGCATTATTTGATTTGTCCATTTCAGCTAGGGACGCACCTATAGCTGCTGTAATTCCACCAAATCCTTCTTCTAAGTCATATGCTTTTGTAACAGCCGCATCTATTGCTGATTCTAAGGTAGAAATAGCAGCATTAGCTTGTTTTAAATTACCAATGTCAAAGGTAGCAGCAGGTTTTTTAGTTATTTTTTCTAAGTCTTTAACTAATTTAGCAACCTGTTCCCTAGCATCTTTTAAATTATCATTAAGTTTTCCCATTTATAGGCATTTTGTTATAAATATTTAAAAATATAATCTATTTATAACTTGATGGTTTTTTATATTGCTTGCTAGTTTTTAGGAATTCGGGGGTATTTACTTTACCAGAGGGGGTTACTAGATTTTTAGTACCTTTACCACCTGATTTTGAATTCTCATATTCTTCATTTTCTTTCTTATAAAAATCTGAGATTCTATTAAAAGTAAAACGACGAAGCCAAATTGGCATGTTGTAAACATCATGCCAACTATATCCACCTTTTCCGTGGAAGACTATTTCATGTATTTGGGTGAAAATTGCTGCTCTAGCTTGGGGAACGTTATCAAGCGTCAGGCCAAAAAAAGCTAACCCCAACTGGGATATTGACTCTAGTTGACTCTCCATCGGGAAAAAAAGTTAAGTCAACATCCGGTTGAATTTCTTTAATATATTCTCTTAAGGCTCTCGAGTCCCTGGCTAGCAGATATTTATCGATAAATTCTCGGATATCTTTACTTTCTGTTTTTCCTTCAACTGAAGTGATAATGTATTTGAGTCGGGTAGTGAGTTCAGGGGAATTATCTTTGTTGATTTTTTTAAGTCCCTCTAATTCTCTGTTAATACTCTGCTCGTCCTTGTGTGTTAAAAGCTTGAACGTAATTTTATTGCCAGAGTGGGGTAGAGTAAATTCAAAGTTGTTTTTACCGTCCTTAAATAGATCATCATTAAGTGTTTTACTTTCAAGTATAGATAAATCTACAGTATGGTCTTCACCTAAAATTGAGAATGAATAGTCTTTACCATATCCTAAAATACGGGCAGCCACCATAACTGCGTTTTTATCTCCAATTAATAGATCATCATAGCTGATTTTAGATATAATAAGGGCTTTCATTAATCTATCAAGTACAGTTCCTTTCTGGATATATGATTGGTTTGTAAGAATGTCTTCTTCCTTAGCCGTCATGTATTTCATTTCAAGTGTACCTGTTGCTAATTCGGATCCTTCAGGGTAAAGTAAACCTTTAGATGGAAGTTCAATGACTTCAGTAGGTAATTTAAATTCGCTCATAATTTTTATTTTGTTATAACGTTATTGTCTTAGATAAATATCACAAAAAACAATATTTTAATAATTTACTTAATAAGTATTGGTTTGTTTTTGTTTAATGTCAAAATCACTATAGACTTTGTAGCCTAGTTTATCTACTCTACTATCAACATATCCATGGAGTTTTTCTATTTGTTGGTTTAAAGTATTTTTGGTTTGAGAGGTGTAATCCTCATTTCTATGTTCTACTCTTTTTAATTCAGAGTAAGAATTTTCTAATGCTTGTTGAGTATTTTCTAACTTTTTCTTAAGTGAGTGGATTTGGAAGTAATTTATAAACGTAAACACTATTAAAACCATTACTATTGCTATTTCCATAATTTTTATTTAATATAACTTATTTGTCCTATATTAATATGTTGGAATATAAAAAGCTCACCCTGTTAGGGCAAGCTTTTCTTTATTTTTTATGTTTTTTCTTTTAGTAGTTAAGTACGCAGTAATCTGGTTGTACTGTCATTGAAATGTTTACAGCAGTACCGTCATCATCCCAATTGTAATCTCCGAATGTAGCTGTTGTAATCATAGCCCCTTTAACAATCCATTCAGAAACGATGTCTCCAACAGGTCCTACAACATTAAATGTTAAATCTTTTTTATAAAAATCAGAGTAACCATCTCTACCTGTTACTGATTCATGATGTAAACGTACCCACTCCATTACTGACTGTGCACCTGAAGGTGTAATAGGGTCGAATAATGTGAATGAGATTGGGTCCCATTTTGTCTTACCTTTTACGTATCTTTGAACGTTGATGTGGTTTAACGCTACACTACCTTGTGATACTGAGACTGCTCCCATTCCTTTCACCAAATATGATGGAATGCCATCAATGTATAAGATGAATCTGTTAGTTTGCTTTGGTTCAAAAGCTGTGTAAAATATTTCGTTTGGATCTAATACTGCCATTTTATATTGTTGTTATTAATGTTCTAATTATAAATATTAACTATTTTAGTTTTTAAGCAGAAAACTCAGCTCCTGTTGGTTGTAAAATAAAATCTAGGTTAATAAATTCTGCTGTTCTAGTTGGTTGGATGTAAATTTGACCTATTAATTGATTTCTATCAATAACATCAGGTGTATTTAAAGTTTCATCCATAACTACTTTAAAAGCATACAATCCTTGTTTTTGTTTAATACTCTCTAAATAAGGATTTACTTGTGCTAAAAATGAATTTCTAGTTGTAATTGTGTTTTGTTCAAACACTAAATTATCTGCTGTTTGTCCAATGAATGTTTTTAATTCAATCAACAATCTTCTAACATTTACTCTATCAAGAGCTGATGCTTCTTTTTGTAGTGTTTTTTGTCCAAATACTACAATTCCTTTTCTTGGGAATGTTGCAATTGGGTTAATATTGTTAGAATATAATTCATCTCTATTTGCTTGAGATAGTTTATTTTTAGCTCTAATTACAGATCCTAAACCTCCTCTGTTAATACCTGCTGGTGCAAACCAAGGTGCAAATGATTTATCTGTGTGAGCATAAACTCCTCCAATCATTGTTGAGGCAGGAACCCATACACGTTTTGCTGTTTCTGGGTCTTGAATTTGTAGCCAAGGCCAATAAGTAGCAGCGTACGAGTTGTCGCGTGTTTGTGCTTGTGTAACTGCTTCAGCTAACGTTCCATCGTATCCTACCATATCAACTACATAAATGCTGTCTCCACGTAGTTGTGTGTTTGTTATAGCTGAGCTAATTGTGCTTGTATGTGAAGCTGCTGAATTTACTAATCCAGGTGTTAATAATACGTTGAATGAATAATCATCTTTATTTGAGAGGAGATTAATCATGTTTGCGTAATCACCTGAAACTAATCCTTGTGTGTTAGTGGTGTTTATATTTTCATAGAAATTGGCTCCGGATGCAACATCACCTGTTGCCCCATTAAATGAACCTGCTCCGTTTACTGGGATAGAGGCTGTATAAGCTGTAACAGCTGTTCCAGAGTTGTCTAAATAATTTGGGGTAGGAGTTATATTTTTAACTCGTACATATCTTGAATTGTTAGGAAATGAACCAGCAGTAATGTCTATTTGATTTTCTACGGAGTTGTAAGAAACTACTTGATCACCAATTACATTTGCAATATATCGTGATGAATTTGGATCTAAATTTACGTTTGTAAATGATTCAAGAACAACTTTTTTATTTGTTATATCATTACCTTGACGAACTAATACATTAAATGTACCTGATCCGGTATTTGAATTTGTAATTTCCCATCTAACATTATCATCTGTACCTCCAGATAATGAACCATCAGCACTTAATGTCCCTGAACTATTCATGATAATTCCTTCAGAAATTGTTTCTAGGGCAAATGAAGAAGATGTTGCGTGTAGTGAGTTAGAAATTGTAGTTGAAGTAGCAGCGGTAAATGAACCTGATACTGCTCTAGCTACTAACAATGTTTCTCCTCCATTGTTGAAGTAGTTATATGCTGCAATTGATGTTAAATAAGAATAAGTATCACTTCCACTTATAAGTGAACCACCAAATCTATTTTTATAGTCTGAGTATGAGGTTACTACTATTGGAATTTCTACAGGTCCTTTAACAGTTGGTCCTACTATTGCTGCTCCTACTTTAACAGGGATTGGTGAAATAAATGTGTTATCGATTTCATTAAGAGACACTCCTGGTGATGCTGAAAAGTTTGCCATTTTATATTAGTAATTTGTTTTATTATAAATATTATATTTTTATTCAAAAGTTACTCCTGTTTGGGTAACATTGAAATCTAGTACTATAAACTCAACAGTTTTTACAGGTTGGAGATAAATAGCGCCAACAAGTTGGTTATTATCAATTACTGTTGGAGTATTATTTGTTTCGTCCATTACTACTCTGTATGTGTATAGACCTTGTCTTTGTTGTACTGAGGAAAGATATGGGTTTACTTGGGATACAAAATCATTACGTGTTGCTACGGTATTTTGTTCAAATACTAAAGCATCTGCAATTTGTTTTATTGTTGACTTTAACTCAATTAATAAACGACGTACGTTTACTCTATCTAAAGCACTTTTCTTTTTCTGAAGTGTTTTTTGTCCAAATACTGTTACTCCTGAATTAGGGAATGTAGCAATTGGGTTTATGTTAGCTTCATATAAAGTATCTCTATTTCCTTGTGTTAAAAATCTTTCTGCTTTAATTACTGTAGATAATGTTCCACGATTAACACCTGCGGGTGCAACCCATGGTTCAGAGATTGAATCTGTAAAGGCATAGATGCTTGGCATCATTGTTGAAGCAGGTACCCAAACTTGTTGTCCTGTGTTAGGGTCGAGTGTTTGTAGCCAAGGCCAGTAAGTAGCAGCATATGAACTGTTTACAGTAGATGCTTCACTTACTACTTCAGATATATTAGCATTGTAGTCTAACATATCAACTATAGCCATTGTGTCACCTCTTTCTTGACATTTTGTAATTAATGAATTTACTACAGAGGCATGAGAAGCAAAGTCTCTAACTAATCCAGGTGTTGAAATATATTTAAATTGATATTCATCTTTATTAGTAAGAAGATTCAAGGTTTGAGTATAATCAGAAGCTACTAACCCTTGTGTGTTAGTATTAGTTATAGCATCATAATATTTTCCTTCAGTTGTAGAAATGTTTGATCCTAGAGCACTTCCAAAAGAACCACTTGATGCTATTGGAATTGATGAAGTATAGGCTGTTACTGGGTCTCCAGAATTATCTAAATAATAAGGTGTTTTTTTATTTACTTGACTAACTCTAACGTATCTGGATTGGTTTTGATGAGTGCCTGAAAATTGGATATAAGTGTCTGAACCATCCGTAGCTATTGTAGTAGTTTGGTTACCTATAATTTTTTCAATATAGTTAGGTTCAGTTGGGTCAAGTGATAAATTATCCCATGTTTCTAATACTACAGGTGAAATTCTGTCATCATCTCCTCTTCGAATTAATAAAGTAAAAGTACCAGAAGATGTATTT